AAGATAGGTTATCTACCTGGTGATGTAGAAGAAAAGACAGCACCATGGATGATGTCGTTTTATTATAATATGGAACAGATTATTGGCAAACAAAGACTACAAGTTCTAAAAGATAGTAATACAATTCAAGTAATGCCGTTAGCATTTATGAGAGGTATTACTCTTTCCAATAAGTTCGTTATATTGGATGAAGCTCAAAATGCAACACCTGAACAAATAAAGATGTTCGTAACAAGAATTGGTGAGTATAGTAAATATATAATCACTGGTGATTTAGAACAATCTGATATACCGAAAACAAAAAGTGGATTAGAAGATTCAATTAAAAGATTCGCTGGTGTTCATGGAGTTGGTTTAGCTTCATTTAAAGAAAAAGATGTCGTAAGACATTCATTAGTAAAACGATTACTGAAAAGATATAAACCATCTTTCAATATAATTGATGATATATCAGCTGAAAAAACCATTTCGATGTGGATACACGATGAAGGTTTAGATGCACCAGAAGATGGATCTATGGACAATCATTATTATAAATTAAAAAAATAAAAAAAGATCTTGACTTATATCATATAAAGGTTGTATATTGATTATAATTAATATGGAGAATCTATATGATTAAATTACGATACGCGATTCTAGGAAGTATTATTCCTATGTTCGTAATATTTTATTATACAAATAATATAATTGATGATTTGTATGGTGAAATAAATACTTTAAAAGATAATGGTTATTGTGAATGTTTTGAAATACAAGAGTTTAATGTAACAGTAACTATGTATAATCCAACTCGTGGACAAACAGATTCAACCCCAAACATTACAGCCGATGGTACGAAAATTAAAACTTGGAAGGCTTCTGAGTATCGATATGTTGCACTTTCAAGAGATTTAATATCTCGTTGGGGTGGTCCTTTTGAATATGGTGATTATATTGTAATTGAAGGTATTGGAAAACATAGTGGTATTTATCAAGTTCGTGATACGATGAACCCTAAACATACCAACAGGGTAGATATCCTTAAAACGAGTGGTTCTCGTCTATTTAAATATGATAATGTTACAATGTATAGATATGTAAAAGGTAATAATGATATGGTAGACAATTCATAATGAAAAAATATATAAAAAAAATAAATAAATGGTTAGTAACTATTACTGATTTGATGAAAAATATTTTAGTTTTTGCAATAATAAGTGGATTACTCTTCAATGACCCATTTGGAACAATTAATGTGATAACTAAATTAATTGGTGGATTAGGTACAGAAGGACTAGCTGGATTTATTTCATTAGCTATAATAATTTTAATATACAGGAGGTAGTATGAAAACAATGATGAGTTTGGATGGTACTCAAATCGTTAGAGTATCAGATGAAGAGGCGTCTCGGTTATTTCACGATGATGGTTTTAAATATATCGCAAAATCTTTATGGAAAGAAAAAGTTCGTGATGTAGAAAAACCTAAAGAGGAAACACCAACTAAAAAGAAATCCAATAAGATGTCTAAGTCACAGAAACGACATATGAGGAAATCTAATAAATGATTAATAAAGAAATAATATATTGTATGTTAATATTTTTATTTAATAATATATTAATATGGTTTCAATTAAACGCTCAATTAATTTGGAATTTTTGGAAAGGTAATAATGGATTAATTGTAACTTTGGTGTTAGGTGTTCCTGTAACTTATTTGTTTTGGATAGCTACAAAAATAGGTTATCAGGGTTTTGGGAATCTTTGGTCAGTTAGATTTGTAGGATTCGCAACAAGTATGTTAACATTTCCATTCTTAACATATGTCTTTTTGGGTGAAATAATGACAATAAAAACAATAATAACTTTAGGATTAGCACTTATTATAATGATATTACAATTGATCTAGATCTTGATCTTGATCTAGATCATTATATATAACTTAAATAACTTTGGAGAATAAATGAAAAAATTATCAGCAGAACAAATACAAGACAATTGGAAAAAACTTATTGACACTATAGAAGGTTTTATTAGTGATGATAGAAAAGAAAATCTTTTAAAGATGTATGAGGATTTTCAAGAACGAATGATGTTCGCACCAGCGAGTGCAAAAGAACATTATCATAACGCAATGCCTGGTGGATATGTTGAACATATTCTACACATCATTGAAAATTCTTTACAACTAAAACAAGTGTGGGAAAAGAATGGTGCTACGATTAACTTTACAGACGAAGAATTAGTATTTGCAGCAATGCATCACGACTTAGGTAAGGTTGGTGATTTGGAACACGACTATTACATTCCACAAGATTCAGATTGGCACAGAAAGAATCAAGGTTCTATATATAAACATAATCCAGAATTACAATATATGTCTGTACCTGATAGGGGATTATGGTTACTTCAACATTATGGTATTAAGGTTACAGATAAAGAATATATTGGAATTAAATTAACAGATGGTTTATATGATGAGAGTAATAAAAAATACTTAATGACTTATTTACCTGAATGGCAACTTCGTTCTAATATGTCATATATTCTTCATCAAGCTGATATGATGGCAACTCATATTGAGTATGACCAATGGAATAGAAATGATGAACAACCAATTAATACAAAAGTTCCAAAAAGTAAAGATGAACAAAAAAAAGTGGATAATCTCAAATCTAAATTTGATGAATTGTTCGCAAGTTAGGAGATAAATATGTGGTGGTTATTTTTTATAATATTCTTTTTAATTAGTGTGGTATCGTCTACATTATTATATTTTTCGTTAAGAAGAATAAATCAATATGAAGACTTATTTCTTCAGTTTCAACAAATAGTTACATTTGCAACTGAAAAGATGAAAACTGTTGATTCATTAGGACATTATGAATCGGATGATGAAACAGGTTTCTTTTTTAAACAATTAAAAGAATTACAATTAACATTGGATGGTATATTTGAAAACGAAATTACAGAGGAGAATAAATAATGGCTGGTAAAAAAAGAGGAAGACCTAGAAGTAAAAAGAAATTATATTTTGGTCCAGAGGTACAAGATGCGATAATTAGATATAATGAAAGTTCAAATGATTCAGAAAGAAACAAAATATACCAAACTGAAATACATCCGGCTTTTGATAAACTTTGTGAAAATATAATCAACACATTTAAATTTTCATATTTTGATTCAAAGTTTGATGATGTAAAACACGAGGTTACTGCATTTCTTGTAATGAATATTCACAAATACGACCACACAAAAGGTTCTAAGGCCTTTAGTTATTTTTCAATTGTAGCTAAAAATTATCTGATATTACATAACAATAGTAATTATAAGAAATTAAAGGCTCATAAAGATGTAAGTGTTTTAAATCATATGAGAGTAGATGATGGTGGTCAAGAATATTTATCAACATTAACTGATGAAATAATTGTTTATTTTGAAAATAGAATACCAAGTATCTTTAAAAAGAAAAGAGATATAGATATAGCCTTTTCTGTAATAGAATTATTAAAACGAAAAGATGAAATAGAAAATTTTAATAAAAAATCTCTTTATATCTTAATAAGAGAAATGACTAATGTAAATACTTCACACATAACCTCTGTTGTAAATGTATTAAAAAAACATTATAAAGTAATATTAAATGAATTTTACACCAAAGGTACCGCACTAACCAAAGATAAAACAAACAAATTCTTTTAAAACTAAAACCCACTTAAAGTGGGTTTTTTTTATTTTTAATCCTTTTCTTACAATGTTTATATTTATATATGAATAGTTACATTCAATCGGAGAAAATTTATGGCTGACAATAATGAAATATTTGAGGGTAAAACCTTTCAAGATTTAACAAAAGATATATATGAAAATTCTCAAAAGAAGAAATTACAAATAGATCTTCTTATTCAAGAGATACATGGATTTATACAAACCATCGATGATGTAGTTATGGTAGCTCCAATTATAAAAGAATATATGGAAGTATCCGTTAAAAATGATGAACATCTTGTTAAATTAGCGGGTGTTTTACAGAGACTTGTTAGTAAATCAAAAGGTGGTGATGAAGAAAGTATGTTATTATCAGATTCAGAAAAGGAAGAATTAATGAATACTTTACAAGATACAGTTAATGATTTACAAAATGAAAGTGATAGATTAAATAATATAAAAAATAAAACATTATCCAGGGGAAGTTAAGTGGGTTCTACATTTGTAAGAAAAAAAGATATTCAACAAAGTAGTGGTACTTTAGGAAAAAATAGACAAAATATGCCTATATATATTCAATTTGTTCCTGGACATGTAATTGATGTGGTTACTTCATATGAATCAGCTACATATAGTTCAGCGGGTTCAAATATAAATAGTATTATAGCAGTATCACATGTTGGTAAAAAAACACTTGAAAGAAAAGCGACGCTTGGAGAAGATAATAGATATTTTCCATTATTTAGGGGTATCCAAGATGTTCCGACTAAAGGAGATCCAGTTTTATTATGTTCTATAGGTGGTGTTAATTATTATCTTGGTCCTGTTAATTCGAATATAAATAATCCAAATTTTAATAGAGATCATTTACATAAGTCTGAACTTAGTTATTCAAAAAAGAAAGGGAATATAGAAACTTCATCTCCTAATTTTATTAAAAATGATCAACTTAGACTTCAAAAATTTTACAATGATGATTTAGATCACCCGGCCGGAGATCCAAGTGGTAGAGCGTATAATGAAATACATGGTGATTTAGTTTTTGAGGGTAGACACGGAAATAGTATACGAATAGGTAGTAGACAGGATAATCCTTATATCTATTTGTCAAATGGAAGAGGGGTGGGTAGTCCAATAGAAAGTACAAAAGATGGTACATTAATAGCTATATTGGAACAAGGAACAATTAGACAACATTTTCCACTTGATGGAAAACTTGATGGTGAGGATGTAATACAAGATCCATTTTTATTAGCATCAGACAATCCAGATATTGAAAACGAAAGATTAATGTCAGATTTAGTTTCATTTACTAATGGAGATGGAGACGCCGAAGAAATAATTTATCAATGGGGTTCTGATGATTTTCCAGGTAATCAATTATTACAAACATCAGATAGAATTATAATTAATAGTCGTAGTGATAGTTTATTTTTATCTTCTTTTTCTAATATTCATATTGGGTCTGGAAAAAGTTTAACAATATCTACAAACGCGGAGACAATTATTGAATCTTCCAATATTTATTTAGGGAAGAAAGCAACTGAAGAAAATGAACCATTGGTTCTTGGTGAACAACTTAAAGCTGTATTAGAAGAAATAATTGATGCGGTATCAAGTCTTAAAGTATCAGGAGTTTATCCTGGTATTTCTGGTCCACCAGATCCAGGAACAACTTCTAAGTTAAGTAGTGTTAAAAGTAAAGTATCAAAAATTTTAAGTAGTAAACATTTTATAGATGAATAAAAAAATAATAATGGAGGTAGTATGAAAAAATCAGAGTTAAGATTAATGATAAGAAAAATAGTTAGAGAAGAAGTAGCTCTTTCAATTAAAGAAGTAATATCAGAAATGGTAAAACCAACACAATCTAAACCTATTCAAGAAAAACAATATACAAAAAATTCAGTTCTCAACAATGTATTAAATGAAACTGCAAATGATGGTGATTGGAAAACGGTGGGTGGAAGTAAATTTACATCTGAGAGAATGAATGAATTGGTTGGTGGGAATTATTCTGATATGATGAATGATACATCTAACACAAATG